CCCTGCATTTGTGGCATCTGGTATTGAGGTGCTTGCATTTGGGTAACTGGACCCATGCCGTTAGGGTTAGTGACAGGATCGTAAGGATCCATCCCCCCTGGAGGCATTCCCATTGTGGGATTAAACCCACCACTAAAAACATATGACATAATTTTCTCCTAATCCAGTAATAAGTCCATTTGAGTTCCTGCAGGTACATCACCTGACTGGAGAGAACTCATATAGTCTCTGATTTTTGCTCCTTTAGTTTCCCAATACTCTGATACTATTGCTTTCGGGTCTTTCCCTCTTCCTGCTCTTCTAGTATAGTCCATTAAATCAGACAATACTCCAGGATCACTTAGCTCTTCTATATCAGATCCTTTCACAATTTTATACACACCTTGTTGAGCTTCGTCAAGTTGGCTGAAAGTCATGTCTTTTAACTTTAACGGATTTCCTTCACTTGATAATCTTGGACCCATGTACCCTGCTCTTTCACTAAGGGTGTAACCGCTCGGCACCCCGTTTTCCATCTCTTTCATTGCTAGGTTTTTACTAGAGAATTCAGGTATTACATCGTCTCCTTTTCCTGTGAAGATCCCTTTGTAAGCTCGCCCCAGATCACCAGCATCAGTCCCTTTTCCTCTAGCTATGCCTGTGTAGGCTCTTGCAGTATCACCAACTTCTGTGAAGATCCCTGTGTATGCTCTCCCCAGATCATCAATACCTCCACCACCTCCACCAGTTGGGGGTTTTACGGGCATCAATTCACTGGCTCCTCTTAGCTCGTCTTGCATTACTCCGTACTCTGTATCCTTTACCTTACGAATACTTTTTTCTTCGTTTAGTGCTTTTCTAGTGTCGTCAAGCTTCTTTTGTGTTTTTGGACCAAGCTTTCTCGCAGCATCTAGTTCTTCAGCGTCTACTTTTCTTAGTTGTTCGTCAATATCAGAAGACTTCATCTTTTTAATTGCTGGTTTTGATAATCCATATAATAATCTTATTAAACCTAAACCACTCATGTTTCATCCTCGTTAATAGCCATGTTTCATCCTCATTAATTTAACTGGTCCACCCTTGTTGAAAGGGGTTGGGCTGTATTCTCTTGATGGTGATTTAGTGGAAAACTCATCTGGTCCAAATAATTCTAGTTCTACTTCTGTGCCTGTTTGATCAGGACTATAGCCCTGTGATCTTTGAGGATCTAGTTGTGCTCCAGTGTAATCTTGCTCTGGTTTAAAACTGGCCAGTTCTCTCACGACTGTTTGAGTGAAGGGGTCACTTAAAAACTTATCTCTTCCATTAACTGTTCTTAATTTTTTAGGGTTTAATAAACCATCGATAACACCTTTTTCTTTTCCAGACTTACCTAGCCTCAGTGCTGCGGTTATCATTCTTCCAGGTCTTGTAAAGATACCTACATAAGCCCTGACAATATCTAGACCTGCTTTTAATTTAGCATCGTCCGCTATCGAGACGGCAGATTTACCTTCAGGCATTATCGCTCTTAAGTGATCAGCCCAACCGTTTAAACCCTTGACAAAATCATCACCGTACCAAACAGCCATCTGGTCACTGTGTTGGTCAAGATAATCAACAACTTTCTTGCCATCTAAGTCAAGAGAAACTTTATCTCCAGCTTTTTTAGTTACCTGTGAAGTTTTTTTAACAAAATCGTTGTAGATCATGCCTTTGTACATGTCTATAAAATCATCCTTCATAGAAGACTCTAATTTATCTATTGCTGTTTTTAAATTCTTAGAGTACGTGACTTCATTAGGTTTAAAAGTTATGTCAAAAAGTTTTTCAGGTTGGTCTAGTAGTTCTTCACTGCCCCAAGCAAATTGAGTAAGAGCTTTACGACTTTTGTTTAGCCCCCTGACCTGTTCTTGAGCGTATTTAGAAGCAGAAGCTGCATTTTCAAAACGCTTAAAATCTTTAGGGTTAAGCCACTCTTTCATGGCGTCACCGTATTGATTCATAAAAGAATCGTGTTGTGCTTCAGTTAAAAGTTTTGTATCTCCTGTTGCTGTTTGCATTTTCTTTCGATACATTCCTTTGATTCCAGAACGAATTGCTTCTAGTCCTTCTAGTCCTTCAGGAGTATTTAAAATAGCCCGTAGTGTTCTTCTACCTGTTGGGTTATCATTCATGATGGCTTGTTTCACAACACCCTCATCACCTACTTCGTACCTACTTCCTGAACCTTTTAATTTACGGATTAGTTTTCCTGCAATATCACGAGTAAAGTTGTCATTAAAATTAGCGTATCTTTTTTCTATCTGAGCTAAATCATCTAAAATGTTAGGGTTACGCTCTATAATAGCTTTACCCCAAGAAGTATCAGGGTCAACAAGCTGTTCTCTCATGCCTTTAAGTTGACTTTTTAATTGTTTCAAGAACCCTATCGCTGGGGTAGATGCTCCTGATTGTGCTGATTGCTGGGCTTTACTTATTTGTCCATTGACGTTGGTGAGGGCACGTTTAAGTTGTTCGTAATTTACTTTTCTACCTGCCCCTTTATCTGTTTTTAACCCAAGATTCAATATGTCTTGTATAATTGCTTTATCTTCTACTGCTAACGAAGGGAAAATATCTCTTTCTATTTTTTTACTGTTTTGATTAGCAAATTTAATTAAAGGTGTCGTGTCAAAAACAGGATTGCCTTGTATGTCTTTTCCTATTGAGTCATATTTAGCGTCGAGAACATCGTTTACTTTATCTCGGACTGTTTCTATTGAGTTCCTGATTACTACTCCAGATTCACCTCTGGTAGTTGACCCACTGATAAAATCGTCTGCTGCTTCAAATGCTTCCTCTTGAAAATCAAATATGTCTGATTCTAATCTTTCTACCTCGGGACGTCTTTGCGTTACTATCCCTTCCTGTATTTCAGATCCTCGACGTCCTCTTTCTACCGCACCTATGTCAATAACATCCTCTAACGTCTCGTCGGTACCTTGAGCAAATTGATCTCTAAGAGTTTTTTCTTTTATCTGGTCTTGTTTTGCTATTACTTCTCTAACTTGATCATACTCTTTACCAGCCTTACTTCCCATCTTACTAAGTTCTTGCCAGTACTCTGAAGCAGGTTGTGCGTCTGCCCCTTCTACAGAAGAGTGTAATAATATTTGAGGAGCTGTTAATGTCTCGACAATTTCATCGCTTTCCGCCATGACTTGGTCAAAAGCTTTTATAAATACGTCTTCATCCCATTCTATTGCAGGGCTTATATTTCTAACACCTGCTGTGTTGAATACTTTTCTTAACAAAGCAAACGCTGCTGAACCACCTAACCCAAAAGCACCGACCATGCCCCCGTGTTTTAAAGACTCAACTAATCTAGTCATGTCGTTATCGTACATCGGGGATAAATAACCTTTCCCTTGCATACGGGTTAATTGAGTGTACCTCATTGCGGTTGCAGCTGTAGCTTCTGCTGTGACTCCCGCAGCCACCATTCCCATAGGGCTGGTTCCTGCGGCGAGCATTGCTGCACCGAGACCTGCAGATATTTCACCAATTAACTCGGGCATCTCTGCAGCTATATCAGAAAACTGTAGTCCTGGAGCAAACAGTGTTTGGTATTGTCCTTCTCTTTCTGGGTCACGGTACATGTAGCGTTGAGAACGTGGTTCTTGTTTAACAGCAAAATCAAAAGGAGAACCGTCTGGCTCTTTAGCGTCAGGGTAGTAATCTCTTAACACTTTTTCAACCCCACCGCCCTCTTTTATTGAAAAACTATCGTTAGGAAGCCAAGTAGCTGTACGAACCACACCCATCGGAGCACCTGAAGTATCTATGCCGTTTCGGTTTAAATATTCATCTTCGCTTTCATCTACAAAAGGGTATTCAGGGTTTTCTTCAGGCATCAATTCAAAACTGTACTCACCAAATTTTTCCCCTTCTTCAGGGAAGTAAGGAGTGCTCGGTCTTAATCCTGAGGTTTTAGCTTGATCAAAATAGTCAGGAGGTAGGTATTCCCCAGGAATAGGTCTGTTTCTTTTTCTATTGTACTTATAGACACTTTCAGGAACACGTATAGTTTTGCCTTCTACATCAAAGATGTCTGAGTCAACAGTTCCTGTGACATCTAGAGCTGGACTTTTAGTTGATAAATACCTACTAAAGATTTCATCTCTTGCGTCTTGTGTGTCGTTTTGTATTGCCATATTTTAAAAGGAAGTGTACCACTTCATAAATTCTTCCATGTCTTCTCTACCAGCAGCAGTGTCTGGGAAAGCGTCTTTTATCCTTTGGATTGTTATCTGTTGGGATGTTCCTGGATCGCCATGAACTTCATCGTATATAATTTGTTTAGCTAATTTACTCCAACTAACTGTCTCACCTGTGCTTTCTACTTGAGCTATTTTTGCACCTGTACCGCTTTTATCTTGTTTTAATTTACGACTAAAACTGGAGTAAGTGTCTGGGGGAGGAACAAAAGAATCTATGCCTGCACTGGCTACCGATCTTTGATCGTTCTCTATTCCTAGTGCTGCTAATCTTTCGTCTATGAACTTTTGAGTTTTTTCTCCTCTGCCTCCAGGAGCAAAGTATTGGTTGCCCACACTTAAACTACCCACTTGAGGTAAGTTTGCCCCTTCTGGGTTGTCTATCATTATTTGGGTGTCTCGGTAGATTCCGTCTGGACCTGCTTGTCTTTGGTAATTCCTAAGGATTTTGTATTCTAGGTCATTAACGATACTTTGGAAACCCAATAGAGAACTGGCGTTAGCTCCTATCTCTTGCATAAACCGTTCAATATCAGCGTTAGATATATCCCTGCCTTTTTGTTCCGCTAATAATTTAGCAGAAGAAATAGCTAATCCAAACATGGCAGCAGTTAATCTGTCTTTTTGGATACCCATGCCTTCTAATTTTTCAGCCCACGCATACTCCGAAATTTGTGCTTCGTACTTGTCCGCGAAATTTGCATACAACGTGTCATAACTGTTGCCTTTAATTCCTGCCCCATTTGGTATTAGTGTATCTTTTCTATAGACGTTATAAGCTTCTCTAGTACTGGCTATTAAATTACCAGTAGAAGATAAAAATCCTGCAGGAGAACCGAACAAACCTTCCTTAGCAATCCCTTTAATTAAATCAACATTGTCTAATACTTTTCTTGTTCCTACATCTAAATTAATTAATTTTTCTCTCGTCTCTCTCATTTCTCCAAGTTGAGCCCTAGAGCCAGCGTAACCTTTGACATCTCCCGCAGCACCTTCCGTCATAGTGATAGTTCCGTCAGGGTTAACAACAGTAGTCTTCATCATAGTGTTAGGGACGTATCTGTTTACTTCTTCTCCGTTTTCTAACGTAGTCATAGGGTTTTTAAGCACTTCGGACTTAGGAACTATCCTAGCGATTCCTTCTTCTAAGTCAAAGACGGCTTGGGTATCACCAGCTTTCATAAAGTCGTAGTCTTTTCTTGGGTCGCTAGTAGGAAGAGTCAAATATTCTTGCATTGATATTTGTTCAATCTCACCGTCAGGGGATTTAATAAAACCCATTGTCCTTGCGTTAGTTGCATCTACAGCATTTACTGTGTACCCTGCTGCTAAAAGATCGCTATCTAAGTTCTTGCCTTTTAATGCTGCTTGAGTAGGAGTCATTTCTTTGTACTCATAGACAACACCTGATTTATCAGCGTTGTATGTAGGGATAGCGTATTGTTTAGGGTTCTCTTTTGTTTCTGAATATTTCTGTAAATTTAGTCCAGACCTTTGGAAAGCCATCGCTTCTTTATCACCCATCAGTATAGGTTCACTGCTTACACTAGGCACTATGTATTGTCCGATATTACCAACACCGCCTTTAGTTCCTGACTGAGCTATCTTCATAGACTCCAGTCCTAAGTTGAACGAAGTCATTAGTAAATTTTGAGCTTCTTTATTGTTTACTCTTTCTATTTGTTTTTTAGTAGTTCCAAAAGAAACTAGAGCTTGTCCAAGACCCGACATCCTAGAGTCACCGCTTTTAGAAGCATTTAATAATGCACTTGCGGCAGCAAGATACGGCATCCCTTGGTCGGGAGCTTCTTTTAAATTGTCATAATCTATACCCATCGTCTCGGCTATGTAGTGTTTAAAGAAATCAATCCTGTCTTCTAGCCCTATACCAGCGTTAGTAAAAACATCGTTAAGCCCTATTTTCATCAAAGCGTTTTCTTGAACAGCACCACTAACCCCAGAAGATTGTCCATCTCCTTCGCTTTCATAATCTTCTAGAACGGATAACTCAACAGCATTTAATTGTTGTACTGGATCTGGATTTTCTACCCCTATGCCGAAAACATCCCGAGAAGTCTTTACTACTTGAGCATCCAAAATTTCAACTTCACCGACCGCATCGGGATTCTGTTGGGCGTACTGAGGATTGATAGCCGTTAATGCCTGTGCCCCTACTCCTAAATCCGTATCAAAAGTTTCTTGGGGCATGCTCATCTGTTGCATTCCTCCAGGAGGAGGAGGCGGTGTCATGTTACTCATGGTGTCTGCCCCTGTGCTGTTGTTTATAACTTGAGCAACCATGTTGGGGTCTGTTCCTGTCATCGCAGCAATCTGTTCTATGGGTACGTTGGTTTGATACAACCTAATAATAGTATCCTCTATATTTTCTTGAGGATTAAACTGGTTAGTGTTGACAGGCTGTTGTACGCCACCCATCGGGTTGCCTTGTTGTCCTATCACAGAAGTAATTCCTGCGTTTGGGTATCCCATATCAATTGCCATTATTAACTACCCCAGTTTTTGTAAGCTCCGTACGCAGCAAGAGCAGTTCCTAAATTATCCATCAAAGAATCACTTCCTGTGCCTGTTGCGTATCTGTTAGTGTTTTGGGTGCCTCCTAGTTGACCCAAGACAGGAGAAGTCATACCTATTCCTTGACCTATGATCTGACTTGGTAAATTGTATTGACCTACGAAGTTTCCGTAATCAGTGTCTGCTATTCTTTGCTGCATTCCTTGCTGCATTTGACCACCCTGCATTAAACGGTTAATGTCTTGACCTTGTAGCCCGTATTGCGAGCTGCCTAAACCAGCCCTATTCATTGCTGTACCGCTTTGGAATTGACCCAGACCTAAACCAGCTTTCCCTAAATTAGTTCCGTATCCTCCGTAAACATTAGCCAATTGGCTTCCTAAAGAACCAACACCACCAGCTACGTTGCCTAATCCGCCTGCTGCATTTTGAATACCACTGGCTACATTGCCGTAAATTCCTGCTAGGTTTGTTCCTGCCGATTGCTGTAATTGTCTCTGTAGGGAAGACTCACCCATTGCTGCCTGTTGTGCCTGTGCATAATTCTGATTGTATAGTCCCGCAGCAGTTTCTCCCATGGCTGCTTGTCCAGCTCTTTCTATTCCTCCTTCGGCTAATCTACCACGACTGCCTCCAAAAGCCCCTTGTCCCACAGCTTGATCTCTAGACGCAGTTCTTTGTGTGTCTATGCCCTCTCTCATTCTTCCCAGTGTTTTATCCACTACTTGGTCTGTGTAAGGATTCATGTAGTTCCCCACACTGTTTGGGTTATACCCCTGTAGTGATTGACCGTATAAATTATTAGCCATTCCAGGAACACCACCCAACATTCCTGCGCTTTGTCCGTACATTCCTGCGCTTTGTCCCAGCATACCCATTCCTTGTCCAACAGACTGTTCTGAAGCACCTATACCTTTATTGTATAGATTCCCCATTTGATTGAAACCTTGGGTAGCTGTGTTTGTGCCTTCAGTTAAACCGCTTTGAGCAGCATTAAAATAAGGTTGATAAGAACCAACTCCCTGTCCTATTTGGTTAAAGCCCTGTTGTTGCATTCCACTAAACGGAGCCACACGCATCCCTTGGTAGGTGTAGGGATTCATTCCTGGAGTGGACATCGTAGCAAACTTGTTGTAGATATCTTGATTCAATAAAGGAAGCATTCCTGGAACACCTTGTCCTGCCCCCCCATAAAAATCAGCTAAATATTGCGGTGGTACGCTCTGAGTCGTCTGGTCTAAATATTGTTCTTCTGCCATTAGGCTACTCCTCTATTGAATTCTGGAAACTGCATAAAATATTTACGCTCTAGTATTTGATCTTGTAATTTTTCTTCTGCTGAGTCATTAAGTTGTTTAGCTATTTGGTGTCCTTTTTCTATGTCACCGCCACCAAGCCCTTTGATTGCATCTACTGTTAATACGTGTTCGTCTTCAGTCAACATAGCGGGAACAGTATCTACTTCACCACCTTTTGCGTAACCTTGTCTCGGTACTGGTCCACCTTGATTGTACCCAAACTGACGTTGACCAGTTTGAAATGACGGGAACTGCATTAAGTATTTACGTTTTTGCTCTTCTAAGAAATCCAGTAATGCTTGGTTAGGGTTGTTTAAACCACCTATTCCTGCTCCGCCTTGGTATTGTCCCATTTGTCCCGATGAACTTCCGCCTACTCCGCCTACTCCTGGCATTGTGGTTGCTGGTGTTAATGGTTTTGTTAAGTATTGTTTTTGCTGTTCAGTAAGTCCTCCACCCTCTGGTCGACCTTCTAATCCAGGTTGCTCAAAAGCCCCCATTTTACCTGCAGCCAACGCACCTATTCCCATAACCCCAGCTTTTTGCCACATATCTAAACTTTGGTAAGCACCTCCTTTTCCAAAAAGGTTGGCTGCGGGAGTACCTGCTATCGCCTTTGATCCTCCGCCTCCAGGCAACATAGATGCTCCACGTGCCCCCACATTTTGAAAGAAGCCACCAATACCACCAGCTGTTGATGGAGTAGCTCCCCACCCCCACATCCCACCTGCACTAGCAGGCGTGAATGCAGCTTTTAATCCACCAATGCCTTGTCCACCAAACATACCACTTCCTGGTAAACCACCAGTACCACCCACCATTCCCATGCCTGTCGCCATACTACCTAGAGTGTAACCACCAATCGCATCTGTTACTGCATGTTTTAAATCAAATTTACCTCTGCGATTAGCCCCACCAATAGTGCTTCCTAATGCTGCACCTGCTGGTCCACCGTATATAAAACCTACAACCGTTCCTATTACTTGTCCAACTTTTCTGAGTGCTTTGCCTATCTTTTTAAAGAGACCAAATTCAGCGTATTGAGTATCGGGATTAACGGAGTTGTTGGCATGACCTACCGTGTATTGGTTAGCATCAAGACCGTGTTCAGCAAAAGATTCATTGATTACTCTTTGAACAGAAGGGTCTTGAGCCACGGGGAGTGGTAAAACTTTTTCTCCTGTTGTCAGGTGACCTATCTGGTCGTCACCCCCTCTACCTAAAGAAGCTAAACCTTGTGCGTTCATTTCCATAGTATATACTCCTTTCTTGTTTTCAAGCAACTCATTTCGTTAATCCTTATCTGGTTTGTGCGAAGCCCCAAAATAAAAACTAATAATAGCAGAGGCTAGTCCACCTAAATAGCCAAGAACAAGATTTATTAAAGCTTCTGAATTTTGTTCTGGGGGTTGGAGAGTTACTAAAAATATGTACCCCATAAACCCACCAACAACAAGTATTCCCATTACCCTAGCTGTCCAGTCTTTGCCAAATTTTCCTCTAGCGTCTTGTATGTCTGCTGTTTCAAGTTTAAATACGTCTACTTCAAGTTCTTTCATTTGTAGTTCAAATGCTTGTTCGGCTTTTTTAAGCTCCAGCATTTGTTCAGGTGTTGCGTTTTGTACAGCTTTTTCTATAGCTTTAGGGGTGTTGGGAACTCCTAGTACATCAGCTATCATACTGGCAGCCATGCCTCCCATTGGTCCACCTAAAGCAGTACCTAATGTTGGAGCGACAGCACCAACAACAGTTTTTAATAATCCACCTAATTTCATGTTATTTCTCCACAGGAACAAACAGTCCTTTTTCTATTAATATTGCTCTATTGGTTAAGTGTGCTTCCGCAACCAACGCTTTGTTTTCTGCGTTATACTTTACCGCATGAGACTCTTTTATCATCAATTCATTAACGTTCCTTAATGAACCTTCTTCAAACTCAGCCCAAACCTCAGCTATGACTCTGCCGAATTTCCCCCTAGAGTCACTGAGTTTAGTTTTTAATACAACCTTTTTTCCTTTAATACTTTTTTTAAGAAAAGCTTTGCTGAGCTTACCTCGTGCTTTTTCATCCAAATCCCTAGTCCTCGACTCGGGCGTATCAATACCAGCCATACGAACCCTGCAAGCATGCAGAATATCGAACCCAAGATCAAGAATAACATCCATAGTGTCACCGTCGACCACTCTTTTAACTTCACATTTATACTCATACATTTATTTTCCTCCTTTCTCCATTCTCTCAGCTAGACGTTTAGCTCTATCCCCTACTTGAACTGCCCATTTGCTGTCAATCATTTCTTCTGCAGCTTCTTCCCAGTTTCCTGTTTGTAAAGCAGCAAGAAACTTTTTAAAATTATTAAGTCTAGGATAGCCTAAATTAAAACACATGTTCGCTAAAACACGTTGTCTATTATCATCTAAGTTTTGCCACCACGGCATGTTTCTGTCTAGTTCATCACAGACATTGTCTATGTCGTCACTCAAGCATTGTTTAATACGTTCTTCTGAGACAGGTGTTCCTACTGGTTTATTTATTTCTGGATCCGTGTCTAAAACTAAATGACCAACACCTAGCGTAAGAAACCCAAGATGATCTTCATAAGTTTCTGTCTTATAGCCCTCATCCATAATAAGCTCTTTGCCCAATTGATCTTTATTTGTCATGTGTATACCCACTCTACTTCTGTTGGAGACCCCAGTGATATAACCGTATTTCCATTGGTAGAGACACTTAGAGTTCCTAAACCACTGACGCCTTCTACTCCAGGCTGATCGCCCTTGTAGATATTTACCCATTCTGTTCCTGTCCATAATTGTAACTGACTCGTTGTTAAATTCCAAAGAATAAATCCTACCCCAAATTTATTCACATCACGTTGCTCTTGGTTAGCAGAAACAGTTGCGTCTATGTCAACTCTATTCAAACTTAGTTCCAGTATCCTAGTCATTTTATTGAATGTGTCTGGAGGTATGTAATCACCTGTAGCGATTGGTAGTTTTGTTTCTAATAACTTAGCCATTATCTTTTCCCGCTCGGCTGTAGGTCGAGCCTAGTAGCCCCTATTCTAAAACCAACACCTGTCCTAGCTTCTGTGCTAGCATCATCGTCGGATTCTATCCTCACTGCTGCTTGTCTTGCCCTTACTCTAACGTCTATTTTATTAGTACTGGAAGTACAGTTTCTTGTTGCTACCGTTGTTAAACTTTCTGCTGGATAGTTCCTAGTCTTTAAAACAAAATTAAT